AACGTATCGTCTTTAACGACATAGTTTGTTTTTCCTTCATCTTTGATGATATACACGGCCACACCGTGCTCTTTCCATGAATTGTATTCAAGAGTTGATCCCGATGGTGTCTCAATCCAGAAAGATACATAATTCTCCCCTCCGGCGGTCATGTTCTTAATGTACCATTTCACACCGTCGTTGGCTATCTGAAAATTTCCATCTTTTATATCTTCTTCTTTTGTGAAGGCATACAGTGTGCCGCTTAGTGTCATGTTGCGGTCAACGATGATTCTTTTAGATTCCTGCGCGCTGGCAGTCTTCACGGCCAACAGCAACACTAACAATACAATTATTTTCTTCATAGTTCCATTGTTTTAAATTAGTGCCACAAAGATAGGCGATTTCTCGCAAAGTTGCAAGAAACCGCCTGCATCTTTAAGAGAGTTTAAGCATTTTATCATTGGGCATTAGCCTTCGACGACATTGAACTTGATTTTTGCCATATACTACGGAATTAGAGTTAATATACTAAAAAGTTAGAGTTACTACACAAACTCGAAATTTTTACTATACCCCCGAATGCGTCTCGTTGTATTCGCGCATCTCCTGCTGCATACGGGCGATTTCGGCTGCGTCAGGCAGGTTGCCGTCGCTAATGTCGTCGTCTTTCTCCCAAGGGAATCGGATGAGGTCTGTCGGCTTGTAGATACCTGCTTTCTTCAGGTCGGCCATTGAGACGCACATGAGATTGTAAGTCTGCCAGCGCGTGGCTCCCCACATCTCGCGGTTCCTACGGGCATGGCCGCGCTCTATCTGGAGCAGGTCGATGTACTGGAGGTCGTAGAGGTATTCGCGCCTTGGGATGCCTATCTCGCCCACGAACTTCATATAGCGTTCGTGGGCGATGATCAGTTTTTTGCGGGTTCCTCGCCGTTGTCCTTTGCGTCGGCCTCGGCCTTTTCGTTTTCACGCTTCACGATGTCGGCCACGATCTTGGGAATGTCGTACCACTCATTGCGCAGTTCGATGATGGCCGTTACCAGCGCATTACGCTCGGAGGGCTTGGCCTCGTAGAGTATTTCCTTCGAGGTGATGGTGGTGTCGCGCTCGTAGTAGGTGTCAGCGGCCACAATGCCCGACAGGGCCAGGTAGAGGTAGTCTTCGTTGGTGGCCTGTGGCATCTGGTCGATGACCTGCTTGCCGTTTTCGTCGGTCTTGAATGTCGGCAGGAATACGCTGATTTCTTTGCCGCTCATGCGCTCGTAGCCGTTCTCTGTGGCGGTGCAGTAGAATATCTCTACCTGTTTGCCACAAATGGTGATTTCTTTCTTTGTCATAGTTCCTTTTGTTTTAATTGATGATTAAATAATTCAGGCGTGCTGTGATAGTTCGCCGCTGCCCGTGAAGTGTGCGCGGTAGGTGGCGTTATCGTCCACCTGAGCCGCGAGTTCCAGCGAGTCAAGGATGGCCGTTCCTGTCAGTTGCAGGCGGCTGGTCACCTGCGTGCGATTCTGTGCGCCCGTGGTCTGTGAGAATCTCACGGTGTAGGTATGTCCAACCACGAGCATGGATGAAATCATGGCCGATGCGTCGCTTGTCACTATGAGCGCGTCGCAGTCCACATCCCACGCAAGTCCAACGGGCTCATTCCTCGTCCATTCGTCGCCGTCGCTCTTCGTGGCTGCATCCTCCAGCATCATCGACACATGGGCGGTGCATGACTGCGCCGCTGCCAGGCATCTCAGCTGGGCTGCTGAAGCACCAACGAGGATGCGGAGGTTCTGACCTTTGATGGTTACCACGGGGTGTTTACATTAAAGATTAAACATTAAAAAGGCCGCGCCGCTGATATGGTCAGTGCGCGGCCTCGCAATATGATGACGACATTGAAATTGAAAGTCATCGTCAAGAGAGCGGACCTGTGCCAGTGAATTGGCAGGTCAGAGTTGAGTTCTGACGGTTGGGTGCCGTGAGGCTGTAGTCCGTGAGATAGGCTGAGCCGCTGCGCTTGATGGCACTGTTCTGGCCCGTGCGGTTGTTTGTTCCGGCTGTCTGATCGAAGGTCAGTGTCACCTTCGTCTTGTTGAGGATGAGCGACATCAGGTCGGTAGGCAGTTCGCCGTTCACGCCGTTGTCGGTCAGCGTCACCAGTGAGTCGGTTGAGCAATCCCACGACAGACCCGTCACCTCACTGTTGGCGAAATCGTTGGCATCATCCTTGGTCGATGAGTCTTCGGTCTGCGCTGATATGTGGAAGGTGCAACTGGTGGCCATTGCCACGCACTTGCCACCGACCATCACACGGAGGTTCTGTCCTTTGATTGTTGACATAGCTTCTTATGGATTAGTGTCGCAGTTGTATTGAAGCGTCTGATAATAGCAAGGCTTCATGGAGTCGTAGCCAATGGCACTGGCCGAGAATGCGTAGTTCGTCGGAATGGCATCGTAGTCGTCCCACGCATGATCCTCGGTGTCTTCGAAATATGCAATCACCGTCTCGCGGATTTTCTGCATAATCTCTCCGAGGTCGTCGCGCGTGTTAGCCGCCACTTCTATCCCCACCTGAACCTTGTCGTTATCGCCTTCGTAGGAGTTGTCCTTGGTGAAGCCTTCGTTCTGGAGGCCGTCGAAGGTGATGATGATGTAAGGCACTGGTGTGTTCTCAAACTCCTCGTCTGGCACAGGGATGGAGGTCGATTCGATACGACCGTCCACACTGGCCATCAACTCGGCGTTAGAGCGGAGAGCGTTATAGAATACCTTATCTGTAATCAGACTCATTCGTTACTGCTGCAACTGGTTTTACTTATTCGTTACGTTTTCACTTTTCAAAACCGACGGGCTGACAACCTTTGCTGCTGCATCGGAGCAACCCGTCGGCCAGGAACTATGATTCCGAGAAAAGTGCGCAGAGAGGGTTTAGCCGCCAATCTCGTTAGAAGATGCGGGCTCGATGAGCTTGATGAGCTTGAAGGCCTGGGGCTTGCCGGAGTCGTTGCCGTTGACCTTGCTGGAGAGTTCAGTCAGCGAGTAGTCGGTGGTCATGGAGATGACAACAGTTGCGCTGTTGAATACCTCGGCACTGGTGGCATCGACGTTGAAGCGGAACTCGCCGTGCTGCTCCTCAGCCAGATAGCCGAAGTGACCGATGGCGATGTAGCGGTCGTTGTCCTTGGTGGCTGCGCCGGTGTTGTCGATGGTGTAGTCAACGAAAGGAGAAACTTTGTAGTTGTAGCCTACGCACTTGCCGTTCTCCACAACGGTGCGGTCGCCTGCGCTGTTGGGGATGCGCTTGGTGAATGCCAGCTCCACCTCGGTCACCTTGTCCATGATGAGCTCGGGGTCGCCCTCGAATCCGAGGTCGTACATCTCGGCAATCTTCTTGGCGAGGTTCTTACCGATGTTCTCGTCGAGTGTGAGCTCTTCGATCTCCACCTGTGCGAAAGGTGAAGGCAGCTTGGCGTAGTTGCCGTGAGCATAGACGTGAACGGCGCGGAAGATAGCCCAGCCCTTCTGCATCTTGAACACCATGAAGCTGTAGATGTCGAATGCGGCGTTGTCGATGGCACGGTGTGAAACGGCCAGTGAAGCAGCCACGCGGACGGGGGTAGCGGTGATGTTGGTGAAGTCGAGAGCCTGCACACCCACCTTCTGCACCTCCTTGTTGACGGTGAACTTCACGTCGTTGGTGCTGTAGGGGATGATCTCAGTGCCTGTCACGCCGGTAACCATCACCAGTGAGTCGGGCAGTTCGATGCCGGGCACCTTGGTGTCGATGATTTCCTTGATGGTGACGGGGATCAAGCCACCTGCCTCAAGGTTGGCGTTCACGTTCTGGTCGTCGCCAGTGGTCACCTTGTTAGCGAGAATGGTGGTGGCGTTCTCACGCTTCTCCACACAGTTCTTCAGCATCTCGCGCAGCTTGGCACCCTTCTCTTCGGCAGAGCGGATGTTGCGCAGTTCGGCATCAGATGCCATTGCCTTAGCCTTGGCACTGAGTCCTGCTGATTCACGCACAAGTGCGTCATACTGGGCGGCTTCCTCATCAGTGAACTTGATTTCACCACCGTTAGCTTCACGAGACTTCTGCTCCATCTCGTCCATCTT